CTTGATTTGGCCTTGAATTTTTTTAAGTTTCTCGAAATTTGCTTAATTTTTAGGCAGGTCTTGGCACGATTCTTGACTCATCGACGTCGCGGTTCGCCACTGAGCCAACGTGTAGTCGTGGTGCTTGCCACCCACCCAGTGCCGGTAGATGCCTTGGTGTTCTAGTGCTGTCTTGTGGCTATGGCATGGCGTACACAATGATTGGAACAAGTTATCAAAGAACGCTTCTTTACCAATAGCATTCCAACTAAACACATGGTCCACTTGAATGGCTTGCATTATGCGACCTTGGGCCGCGCAGCTTGCACATAAAGGTTCACGGCTTAGTTGCGCTGTCCGAATGCGCTTCCATGCTGGCGCGTCGTACATTGCATTGAACTGGCGTCTGTCTTGTGTGACTTTGGGTTTGTATGTGTCACGGCCACCATGTGCAATACAGAATGTGCTTAACCGACTGCGGTTTTCTTTACAACCCAGTTCGGCGCATCGTGTATTGGATGGCAGCGTTGGCATATCAATTGTCCGTAGACGGTGGCGACTCAATGATATGAATTGGGTTGTTGTCAATCCAAATGTCAATGTCAATGTTGTTGCGTTCGCAGTATGGTAGTTTGGCTTCGCCTTTGGTTTCGATTACGCAATCTTTGCCAATGATTTTGCCGATTGAATCGTACAAATCGGCCAGTTCATCGGGGTCTGTGCTGTGCGTTACGCAATAAACCTTGTCTTTACGCAACCAAACCAATTGGATAAACACGTTCCAAAACTTAGGGTCTGCGCTGTAAGTCTTGTGATAGTCCAAAGCAAATGTCAGTTTGCCTTGTTTCTTTTCATCTAACCCAAATTGTTGGGCTTCAAACATGGTGGAAAATGGGCCAAACCCATCTCTATACCAACCGTCGGGCTTTTTAGCGTAGTGCATCGTTCATCTCCGGTAATGGCACATCATTCGGCCATAGTCCAAGCAATTGTAGTTTTTTTACAGTTTTCATGTGTGCGTTTTCCCAAATTTCCATTCTTTGAGCTTTTGATAGTCTTGAACCTTGGTCAATCATGGCATGGCAAGTTTGGCAAAGTGCGGCCACCATGTTGTCGTCAGCTTTGATTGAACGTCCTTTTCCAAATCCCCAATTGGTGTGTGCGGCTTGCGTTTCGCCGTACTGTTCGCAATGTTGACAATTTAGCGTTGCCACGGCCATCAATAGGCGCTTGGAACGGATGTAATCACGTTTCGGGTAGGACAACATCAATTCCCGCGTTTGCGGCCCATGCAAGCAACCATTCTGTAAATTCGGTGGCTTCTTGTTTGCTGAAATCACGCGTTTGTAAACCAAGCTGTACGACGCGCTGATTGTCTAAACTTGGAACCACACGGCCAGATTTGTGGAAAACTTCGCTGGAAAATTGGTCAACTAAAAAACGCTTCCAGCTTTCCGTGTCCCATCTTGCACCCATGTGTTCGGCTTCTTTAGCAATCTGGTAAATGATTGCATGAAACATCGCGTTTTGGTCATTTGTCCGTTTTTCGTCTTGTATTATCATTTCTAAACGCCTGTTGTTAGTTAATGCGTCTTTGATTTTTGGCCAAAGATTTAATAAGACTTCATGCGCTTGTTTAGCGTCATATAAAACGACTTTCATTATACAACTTCCACAACGTTTTGATTATTAGAAATAATATAATTTCGCGTTTTAGCTATCATGCGTTCATATTCAGCGCGTGAAACGCTTGTGCGTTGTAAGTCGTGATATTCGTACAAATCACGCAATGCTTGCAACCCTTTGGCAGTTGTCACCATTCGTTTTGTCTTTTCATATCGTTGGGCCGCTGCTAACAATTCAGCTTGCGCTACATCACAAATCGGCAGCACTTCCGGGCCAATCCCATTCAAACCCATTGTTTGGGCCAAGTTCAATATATCGGTTAACGCGCGCCAATCGGCCACGGTTGCTTTGCCTTTGCTAAGTGATTCCAGCGCCGACAATTCCAACACGCGCAATTTGTCCAATGCGTCTTTGGTGGTGATAGCAGCGCCAGCAATAGCGTGTGCTATCGGGTCTATCAGCTTGTAATGTTTGCGCTTTGTCTGTTTTCGCATTAGTTAAAACCAAGATGTCCTGATTCGATACGATTTTCAGCGTAATTAGCCAATTGCCATTCACGTTCGCTGCGGTTTGTATTTGATTTCACCGTATTACCAGTTAATTCAATCATTCCTAGTTTTTGCATTTCTTTTAATCGACGACTAATTTGGTTTTTGTCCAAATTGGCAACATATGCAATCATCGATGCACCCATAGGGCCGTATTGTTCCAATGCTTGTTCGATGCGTGGAATGTGATTGCTAGCAACTTCAGCAGCTTGTTCAGCAGCTTGGTGTGATGTGATTGGGTCTGTTGTTCGTGCGCGTAGCATATCTTTGGCAAAAAAGTTTTGTATTGTATTGATAACGTTCATGATAAAACCTCAAAATGGTGCGTCGTCAAAGTTGTCAGGGTTAAATTTGGGTTCGCCCGGTTTGTTGGGCAATGGTGTAGTTGGGAACGGCCAAGTCATAGTCTTTTGTCCACCCAGTTAATAAACGCTTCGCAAGCGTCATTCATTGCTGATTCGGTAATCATGTCAGTGATTTCTTCATCACCAAACGACATAACACCAACCACATAGCATTCGCCGGGGTCGCCGGGTTCGTCCCGTGTTGCTGGTTCGCCAGATTCGTAATAGATTTCCCATTCTAAACCGCGATAAAAGAATTGATGGTTCATACCAAAGCCACCGCCAAAAACCAAGCCAACAAAACAGCGATAACAACCGCCAATCCATAGTCCAAGATTTTTTCCAGAATCATTTTGTTTCCAATCGTGTGATGTGATGTGCCAAAAGCCATTTGTCGCCAAGGATGCGAACTGAACGCACCCATGCGCGGATGTTGTGCCGAACCAAGTGGCGCTCAATGTCGGGACGGTCAAAATTGCGACGTGCGCGTTGTAGCATTTGTGTGTTCATAATTGCCTGTTTTGTGTTATCGATGATGGATTCTAGTTTAGATTTCTAAACAGTTCAAGACTTTATTTAAAAAAAACTAGGTGGTTTCCCTAATTTTCTTCAAAACTTGCAGGGCATCATCGACGGATTCCACTAAAAACGGCCTAGCGCCGGACCATTCGGACCACCAAGTCATTTGGCTTTCGCGTAATAAACGCGCACTTGGCACTTTGTCACCGTCCTTAACTTCCATCAAGATGTTCACCCGTTTGTAGCCAACAAGCAAATCAGGACAACCACCGCCAACTTGCCCAAGTGATTGAACGGTAGCGCCAGCGTAAAGCAAAGCGTCAATGATGCGATTTTGGTTTGCGTCGACTTTGGCCGCCCGTCTCATTTTTTGAGTTCCTCTGTGAGTTTCTCAAGGTAATGCAGAGCTTTTTCAGCGTCATCCATTGCGTCAACTTTTCGGCCTTGTCTCATGCTGTATTTGATAATGTTGCCTTTCAAAAATCCGATGAATTCTTCCCGCGTTAGCGTGGCGCGCATGACTTCCCATGGCCGAATTATCATTTCTTTGTAATGATTCCCACCGACTTGTCGTGTGTCTGCTGTCATATTCTGCGTGTCCTAAGTGTTGTTATCCGTTCAACAAGGGCGTTTGCCTCTGTTTTGCCGCGTTTTTTTTCAATTTCCTTGATAGTGTCCCGCCACCATGCAATCGCTTCTTCACGGCCACATTCCATCGCCTTCTTGTCAAACCGCGATTTCCATTCACGCGCTTCGGATTGACGCATGAATTCCAATTCTGTGTTGCTATTGTCCAACTGCATCTCCTAAACACCACAAAGCCCAAGTAATAACCGTCCAAGGAATAGTTTTGTCACCCATGCGTACAAGGTCAAGGATTCTTGCAGCTTCAAGTTCTTCAAAGTTGTAATGGTCACGCATCAAATTAACTCCAACGACATTTGTTGAACTTTCTTATCTTGTAAATCTTTATATGCAAGATTAAGTTCGCATCCAAGATATTTACGACCTAAAGATTGTGCAACTTGAGCTGTTGTTCCACTTCCCATGAAAGGGTCAACAACAATACCGCCAACAGGCGCGCCCGCCATAATGCAAGGCTCAATTAACTCATCTGGGAAAACAGCAAAGTGTGCGCCAGCATAAGGCTTGGTGTTGACAGTCCAAACACTTCGTTTATTTCTTTGCCCATCGTATTCTTTGTATTCGGAAGGTCTTGCATTAACTCCTTTTTGTCCTTGACGTTCGGCACTCCCTTTTGCCGCTAAAGTGCCAGCAGGTATTACGCCTTCTTCTTTTATTGCTTCATTGTCGTAGTAATACTTTTGAGACTTGCTTAACAAAAAAATGTATTCATGCGCTTTCGTGCATCGGTCTTGAACCGACTCAGGCATAGGGTTTGGTTTGTGCCAAATGATGTCTTGGCGCAGATACCAGCCATCTGCTCTTAGCGCGAAGGCCAACATCCAAGGTATGCCAATCAGGTCTTTGGGTTTGCAGCCAGCAGGAACAAACGAACTGGCTTTTGTGTGGGTCATGTTGCGCTCATCGTTTGTTGTGCCCAAATTGCCTGCTGGCCCTTTTCCGCTGCCAGCGTAGCTATCCCCAATGTTTAACCAAACCGTCCCATCATCCTCAAGAACATCCCATACACATCGGAATACTTCAACCATAGCTTTAATGTATTCCTCTGGTGTTTCTTCAAGACCAATCTGGCCTTCATGTCCATAATCACGCAAGCCATAGTAAGGCGGGCTAGTAACGCAAGTTTGAGCTTTTACGCCTTCTGCCGCCCATTGGCGCATCGTTTCACGGCAATCACCGAAAACAATTTGGTTCAATTTTTACCCCTTAATTGGTTTAAACGTTCACGAATATGGTCAGGCATTGGAACGGCTTTTGCGCGTTCTTGAGCAATAATTTCCAAGGTGCTGACCTGCTTTTTAGTCTCAGGGATTTCAGCGCCATCCCATCGTTGCTGGTTAAGGTAAACCAAAGGTGCTGGAATGTATGCGCCATCCATCTTTCGCCATTGGTCCGTGGTTTTCATCCATTCAACGTGTTTGATAATTTGGTCACAACAAGTTTCGCAATAAAGTTTGGCCCATTTTTGCAAACAAGCCGATTTCGCGCCTTTTCTTGTTGACTTAGGCCAAGCTGCCCAAAAACGCTCAAATCCTGATTCATTCATCGTTTGTGCTTTCATGTGGTGAATGTAACCCGGTCCATTTGTCTTGTTGCTCTTTTAAAAAGTCAGGCAACAAATTAAACAAAAGTTTTGTTTGGTCGGGAGTAAACAAAAATTGCGTTTGGTGTCCACATTCAAAACAATCTTGTTTTATTACGAAATAACCCATGTCTGAAACATAAACTTCAGTTGGGTAACTGTTACTTAATATCATGTGATTTCCTTTCTGTTTTTAAACTGCTTTTTGGTGAATGTTTGAGCAAAGCACAGCCTAACCGTGGTCAAAACCAAAGTTCGCTTGTGCCTTCTGCTTTTCGGAGCCATGTCCTCGCATCGCACTGTCCAGACTATTTTCAACCACCACGCTCTAGACTTCGCCCACGTTCCCCGCTTTGGTTCGCTCATGTAACGGGGTATCTCATGCCCAACCATCGACGTACCGCATTGGGCAGTCCAAAAGCAAAAACCCCGCAAGATGCTCTGTGGTCTTGGCTCTTGGCGAGAGCAACAGCAAGACGATTGAAGTGACTCAAAAGACTCGCTTGCCGTACGACAAGACCACACAGTACCCTGCGGGGTTAATTTAATCACTTCATCGTCCAGATGCCACTCTAGACGGTTCTGAGTATACACGAAAATTTGCCTTGTCAATAAAACCATTCGGGCCGCAAGTTTCGCAAGTCGTAAAGCCGACCCTTTGGAATGGCCTTCCATTGCGACACCGCGCCTTTTGTGATGCCCAACAGTCGCGCCAATGCGTTCGACCCACCTGCCAATTTAATTGCAATTTCTTTTGTCATCCGTTCAGTTTACTATACAATGAACGTCCCATCAACAAAACAGGACATGACAATGGACCACACAAACCGAACGCTATATGGCGTTTTAAGCCAACTTCGGCAAATTGAAGATTCAGACATCACGCCATTCGTGGCCCGACAGCTTATCGCCAGCACAATGAGTTTGCTGAATCAATCCAGCGCTGATGTGGTCAAGGCCACAAAAGACCCATTGATGGACGCTTTCATGCGCTTGGATGACCTTTGCGAATCGGAGTTCTACAAAAAATGAAAGTCTATAAAGCAATCAGCGACGTGCAAGCCGCATTGTCGGTGCGTGGCATCGCCAAAAATCGCAAGACGGATTCCGGGTCAATTTACCATTTCCGGGGCATCGATGACGTTTATAACGCCTTGGCCGAACTGCTGCCAAAACATGGCCTTTGCATCTTGCCGCGAGTGTTAAACCGAACCTGTGCTGAACGGGTTAGCGCCAGCAATAAGGTTCTTTTCTACGTTACCGTGGAAGCTGAATTTGATTTCGTCAGCGTTGAAGATGGTTCGAAACACGTCGTTAAAACGTTTGGTGAAGCAATGGATTCGTCCGATAAAGCCACCAACAAAGCCATGTCCACGGCTTACAAATACGCCTGTTTCCAAGCGTTTAGCATTCCAACAGAAGCTATCGATGTGGAAATTGACAACCACCAAGTTAGCGGTGGCCCATCATTGGCCGATTTGACGCCATACCTTGCAAGTATGGAAAACGCGCGAAACCATGATGAACTAAAAACAGCTTACTTTGCCGCGCTAAAGTTTGCTGGCGGTAACATCCAGCTTCAAAACCAAATTCTTGACTTAAAAGACCGGAAAAAAGCAGCAATATGATTCAAGGTTCACCAGAATGGTTTGCCGCCCGGTGCGGTAACGTAACAGCTTCACGAATTTCAGACATCGTAGCCCAAACAAAATCAGGTTATGCAGCGTCCCGCGCTAATTACATGAGCCAATTGCTTTGCGAACGATTAACCGGAACGGTTGAAGAATCTTTCCAGAATGAAGCCATGAAATGGGGAACGATGCAAGAACCGTTTGCCCGGGCAGCGTATGAAGCGTCAAACAACTTATTTGTGGATGAAGTGGGTTACATACCCCATCCCGTAATTGAACACGCTGGCGCGTCGCCGGATGGCCTTGTTCGGCTTGATGGCATGATAGAAATCAAGTGCAAGTCAACCGCCAATCACATCGAAACCATTTTGTCGGGCAAAGTGCCTAAGAACCATTACGACCAAATGCAATGGCAATTAGCGTGTTCCGGGCGAGATTGGTGCGATTACGTTTGTTATGACCCACGGATGCCGCACGAACATTTGAAATTGTTTGTGAAACAAGTGGTTCGTGATGACAAATACATCGCCGAACTTGAACGCGAAGTGATAAAATTTTTGGGCGAACTTCAATCCAAGATTGATAGTTTGCTTTCGAAGTTGTAGTTGTATTCGGGAACCGGTTAAGCCAACGTTCAAGGATGCCGAACCATGCGGTTTTTTGGCTTTCTCGCATGGAATTTAAAAGGCCAAATTGACGGTTCCCACCTTTTTACGACAACACTTGCAGGGCTTGCCGGGTTAAATGCACCCGTTCATCCAAGCCAAATGTGCCGCCATTGATACGGCGCGTCAAACCTTCCCAATTTTCATCTTCTGCCAATGGATTGCACCCGTGTGTAACCCAAAACCAACCACCGCTTTGAGCCGCATAAAGTGGTTGCGAAACTGGTGCGGGGTTATGCACAAAATCCATTCCAACGGATTGCCCAAAGTGCCAAAAGTTGTCGTGGCCGGTTAGCTGGATAACGCCGCGTCCGTGATAAAGCCAACCATCGCCGGATGCTTCATCGCGGTTTCCCATGCGGTTGCAATAAATCCTGTTGGCGATGCGTTGCGGTTGGTGCGCGTATTGCTGGATTTCTTCTGGTTTGAACTTGTGGCCAAATAGCCGTTGCAAAGTTTCCGCAGAATAGTTTAGATTTTCTTCCAGCTTGCGGAAATGGCCGGATTCGTGGGAACACTGCCCAATAAACGCCGCTTGTTTACGCACATCATCAATCATGAACCGACGAAATGTAGCGTTTAGCGGTTCTTCCCATTCCGGGCCGATTCCAAGTGCGTGAAGTTGTGCCGCTGTAATCATTTCACACCAGCGTTTATGGTTTCGCGAACGTTGTTGTATTGGGCGATGCAGGCGTTAAGTCTGGTGATGGCGATGTCGCCTTCTGCTGCGATGGTGACAATATCTTTAACAGCTTGTCGCTCAGATTCGGTTCCATTGCTTGGATTTCCGCCGGTAGTTCCGGTACTTGAATCGGCTTGTACGGGACAACTGGTTGGGAACCGCAATTCGCCAGAATCAATGCGCTTGAAAGTATCAGACTGTTTTTGATTGATTGCATTGGTAGCTTTCCTTAATGCTGCTGTCTTTTCTTTAATGGCTTGCGCCATTTGAACTTCTTTTTCCCGCGCTTCAGCGTTTAGCCTGTCAATTTCGGCTTTATCTTCTGCCACGCGCCGTTCGTATCCTTTGTGGTCTGCCACAAAATACCCACCGCCAACGGCCAAAACCATACCGCCAATTTGCATCATCAATGCGTAAGCAGCAATAACCGGCAGCAGCTTGGCAAAATAACTAACGCCGTATAACGCCAATCCCGCGATAAACGCTAAAAGTGCAATGTAGTAGAACAACCCTTCAAAGAACCAACTAATCATGGGTGCGCCTCTGCCCTAGCTTGCGCCATGCGTTCGCGTTCGTGTTCAGCTTCCAGCGTAGGTGGGCTTTGTGGTGTTGGTGGCGGTGTCCAACTGGGTGTCATCATTACTACTGGAGCTGGTGGCGGTGGTGGTGGCGGTGTATATGCAGCGGTGTTGTTCTTGGCCGCTGTAATCATGTTGGATGCTTCTGTGGTAATGCCTTTAGTCAGAATCCCGCCAATACCGCCCACAATCAACAAAACGATGTCGTTCAACATCTTGGTGTAGGCTTGGTCTATGGGCGCCATTGCCTTCATGGGTTGCGTAACGAACGTAACCGAATAAAGCAAAGCAATGGTGATAAAGCCAAAAATCAATGTTACCATAATGATGACAAACGCACGAACCCGTGTGTCTATTTCATCGGCAGTTAGTCGCGCTTGGTCCGGATTGCGCGTTAGAAGGGCCAGCAATATTTCCTTCAAGTTTTTTCTCCAAAATCGGCGCGATTAAATAATCCGGGCAAGTTTGCGTAAATTCGCAAGCCGGTTTCAGACATTGCGCGTCACCAAAGTGTTTAGGGTCTTGGCAATGATAGCGGTATTCATCACCGCAAGCACTAAGACTTGTGATGATGAACAGTATGGCTATTTTTTTTCGCATAGTCTATGGATTCTTGAATGAAGAAATAACCAACAGCGCCAAGAACGATAACCAAAACAATCACCAAACCCACAATAAAAAATTCTTCTTGTTCTTCTTTTTGCTTCTTTGCGCGGTCTTTGGCAGCTTGTTCGGCAAACTTGTCCGCTTTGTCCATTTCCCCGGCGCGTTGTTTAATCTTGTTCCAAACGTCAATCTTGCCAGCTTGCATGAACAACATTTGCAGTTCGGATTCAAACTGCCGCGCTTGTTCCAGCGCCATTTCAATTTCGATGGCCGCGCCCATGTTGGAAGCGTTGCCCGATTTTTTGGCTTCAGTAACCGTTTTAACGGCCACATCTTTAGCAGTAAAGTATTTGCCCAGTACCGGGCCTAGCGACGCAACATCATCAACGGTTTGGCTTGCTTGTTTAACCAGCTTAACCGCTTGCTGAATGCCGCTAATGGCTAGGCTAATGCTTACTGGGTCAAACATTTACTTCCCCGTCATGTTGTGCCAATAGACAGTGATTAAAGCCCCAATGCCAGCAAGAACGGCCAATGGTTTTGCCAGACTAGCAATCCAATTCAGCACCTTCACTGCGCCTTGTGCGGCCTTAAACGCTTCCACTATATCCTTGGTGTTTGACTCAATTGTGTCAACCTTGGATTCAACGGCGCAAAGACGGGCGTAAATTTGTTCGTGTGTGACGGGTTCCATGATGGCCTTTTATGGGGAATCTACTTGTGTCATGTTTTGTAGGTTCGCAACTAGGCGTTCATCTTGTGGGTTGAATTCTAATGCTTTTTGGCACTGCAAGATAGCTTCATCTTTTAAACCAAGATGCCATGCGCTGATACTTGCCAAGTCGTGCGGTTTTTCCGTCCAAACCGACGGGTCCATTGTGTAAACCGCCTGTTTATCAGTAATTTCCAGTGCTTGCTTGGCCGCTGAATATGATTCCACCCAAAGTTCCCGACGATAGCAAAACATAGATAGTTCCACCCAAGGTTCGCGGGTGTTTGGTGCTTCAGCGCAAGCCAAGCGTAACCATTTGTGGGCTTCCCAACCGTTACCCAATTCATCGTGTGATTTGCCCAATAGCCGCATGGCATAGCAGCGTTCGTTTTGCCAATTGGATTCAGGCATAGCCAAGTAACGATTCAAAGCGTCGATGGCTTCTTGCCAACGGGCGTAAAACGTCAATTCACGGGCATGGTAAAACGCATTTCGCGGGCAGCGCGGGTCTTCTTTTACCGCCAGTTCCAGCAAAGGCATATATTGCCCACGCGATTTGGTTGGGTCCGGATGGTGGCTAACCAGCAGCATATCCGTGTGTGCGTAGATTTCATTTGTGCGGCCATCAGGCCTTGGATATTCATGAACTGGGTGATGGAAATGGTAGCCGTGTCGTGAAAAAATTTTTTCATAGAAAAAAGCAATTCCACATCCCCAATCAAACTTATACCGTAGACGGGTGGTTCCTTCAACCCAAACCCGTTCAATTTCTTCACGCCAGCCGGGTTCCAGCACTTCATCCAAATCTAAACTTATTACCACATCAATGTCGCGTGGCAATAATGCGATTCCAGCGTTTCGGGCATGGTCAAACCGCCACGGCGAAATGCAAATGTCATGCACTTGTGCACCACATTCCAATGCAATTTTTACCGTGTCATCGGTAGAACCGGTATCCGCAATAGAAATTAAATCCGCATCTTGCGCGGAATCGCAAAACCGTTTTACAAATTGCGCTTCATTTTTGCTAATTGCTGAAACAGCTATTTTGAGCTTTCTTGTCATGTCCTATTCCATTCTTGAAAATGTTTTTGTTCGGCTTGTTGTCGCGCAAAAGCCGCTTGCTCAATAGTATCAAAACGGCCAATAGAAATTGATAAACCATTGACTCGAATTGATGCCTTCCATCGTCCAGTATATTTTTCCCACGAAACGCCTTTGACGCCAGATTTATTGGATTTTGATACGCCAAGGTTTTTTCCGTTTTGCGCGTTGGTGGCTTCACGCAAATTACAAATGCGATTGTCAGTGCGATTGCCATTGATATGGTCAATTTGCTCTTTAGGCCATAAACCATGATGCAAGGCCCATGCTAGGCGATGCGCTTGCCACCGTTTAGGGCCAATGCAAATTCCAAGATAGCCACTTTGCAACATTGTTCCAGCAGCTTTTTTTTTAATTTTGCCTTTGCCTTTGGCAATCCAATAAATTAAACCGGTGTCAGATTCATAACGTAACAATGAATTCAAAACATCAATATTCATGCTTTGAATTATGCCACATTTATGTTGTCCATTGTTCCTGCGGAAGTGTTGGAAATGTCGCCGGTGTAGTTGGCGGGTTGATTGCAATAACCCGAACAAGATTGCGATAGTTCAAGAAATCCGCTTGATTATTCAGCTTTGGCGAACCAGTCGTGATGTCTGCCAATGTTGCCCAATCGGTTGCTTGCAATAATGTTTGCGCTGTGGCTTTGTTGGCCGCTTGGATTTGTTCTGGCGGGACAACGTAAGGCTGAAACACGATTCCATCCCACGTGCCTTTAATTTGCGCTTGTTCATCAGGGTCTGGAATCCAATTATCGGCCAACGGTTCATCAGCAAGGGCGATATTAACAACAACGGAATTTTCAATAATTGCGTATTTCATATTTACCACCAATAAACAACTACACGGCCGTTGCCACCAGCGCCGCCATTACCACCAGCACCAGTAGCGTAAGAGCCGGTATATTCTGCCCCGCCGCCGCCGCCACCACCACCGCCAGAACCCAAAGAGCCAGCGCCACCGTTATAACCATTTCCGGTTTGGACAAGATACGTACTAATACCACCTCCACCACCGCCACCGCCCGAACCGACAGCAAAAGCATTATTTATCAATATCCCCGTTGAACCATCAACACCATAACCGCCAGCGCCACCAGCAACAGTACCCATAACAGTTGAACCACCATTTCCACCAACGGTTCCCGGTGTTGAACTACCACCAGTGCCGTTGTAGCCAGAACCACCGCCACCCCCACCTGCGCCACCAAAGACGCAAGAACCACCAGCGGTTCCGGGATTGCCTGAATTACTTTTACTTGCAGCGCCCCCACCAGCACCGCCATAAATAGAATTGATATTTTGGTTTTGTGCGCCAAGAAAACCGGAACCGCCCAAACTTGTGGTTCCGTTGCCACCAAGTAAATTTCCACCGACTGACCCACCGGGATATACAATGCCGGAATAATTACCACCTGCGCCGCCACCAACAATTAAATAAGATGCAAATGATGAATTACCACCAGTGCCCCCGGTGCTGTTTCCACTATTGCCTATTGGTGCGCCAGTACCACTAGCACCACCAGCACCAACAGTTACTAAAATTGAAGTGCCGACTGGCATATCTTGCGCGGGAATGGTTACATAATAACGAGCGCCGCCAAAGCCGCCTTGTCCACCGTTTCCACCAATACCATTTAAATTACTTGAACCCCCACCACCGCCACCACCAGCGCCCAGGATGTCAATAAAATAACATCTTGCGCCCGCAATTGGGTTGAAATACCCGCTTAAATAAAAAACTTGCGAGCCAATAGGTTCAATTGAAAAACTGCCGCTTGTAAATGGCGCGTTGATACTGCTGGCGCTGCCAAAACTTACGTTGTTAAATACCAATTGACTTGGTGTTGTAGTTGGCCTAATGACGCGCCATGCAACGCCATCCCATTGCCATGCGGATGAACCGCTGGCATAAATTTGATTAACAACCGGGCTTGTTGGAAAAACAATTGCAGCCATAAATCAATACTCAATGATAACAACACCAGCAGCACCAGCGCCACCAGCGGTGGCCGTTGCAGTTGCGCCATTATATGCGCCGGAACCGCCACCACCATAACCACTACCTGCGCTTGATGTTTGTGTTGTTAATGGCGTTCTGCCGCCAAAACCAAATCCTAACGGTGTGTTGCCGCCATCACCCAAAACGTTGTGAGTAGCAGCAGCCACGCCACCATAAGAACCAATGCCACCAACCAAGTTTAAAGTACCGCCAGTTGCAGTACCGCCACCGCTGCCTGTGGTGGTTGTGCCAGCACCAGTTTGCCCGCCAGTGCCGCCGCCAGCAGTGTATGTAACGCTGTTGTAAGTAATAGAAGATGCCGTTCCATTAGTGCCCGCAGCCGGTGTTGATAATCCACCAGCGCCACCGCCGCCTACGGTGTAGGTAATGGTATTTTGGCCGGACACATAAGTAAGATAAACAATAACAACCCCACCAGAACCCCCGCCGCCGCCAGTTTGACCCGCAACCGCACCAGTGCCACCACCGCCAGCACCACCACCAATAATGGTGACTTTAAATTTTGCGCCTGTTACTTGAAGTGCTGCTGGTAAAGTATAAGTAGCTGATGTGCCGGTTGTTTGCACAACCATATTTTGAAAACCAGCGCCAGCCGTTGCCGTTACTGTTGTGGCTGTCATGGTGGTAAATTTACCAGTGCTTGCCGTTGTACCGCCAATTGCTGGCGGGGACGCCAAATAAGTGCTAAAACCAGTGCCAGAAATCGTTGATGAAGCTGCCAGCGTTGTAAAAGAACCCGCTGCCGGTGTAATTGAACCGATGCTTGCACCGTCCAATGTGCCGGCCGTTAAACTGGTAAACGCACCACTAGAAGAACTAGAATTTCCAATTGCGCCGGGTGATGAAAAAGTTGCCCCGTTTAAATAAGATGCGTTTAAATTAGGAACAACGGTAGCAGACGCAATAGAAAATGGAGAAGTGCCGGTAGTAACTGTGGATGTAATGGTGCTGGATGCTGATAAAGTCGTAAAAGCGCCGGTGCTAGGGGTTGTTGCGCCAATGGTTGCGCCATTGATTGTGCCGCTGGTTATGGCTGCATTGGAAATGATTGGACTATAAGCCAATGATGTCCAAGCTGTTGAGCCATTCCCAATTTTTAATTTGTTGGTGTCAGTTTCATAACCCATTTCACCAGACAGCAAAGTTGGATTATTTGACGTCCAATTGGCCGCCGTATCGTTACGAATTTGAAGTTGTGTCGTCATACCGATGCCCCGCAATTAAGTGAATAAGTAAATGAAACGGTGGAAGCATTGCCGCAAATCATGTCAGGCAAAGCCGCCGTGGTAGTGTATTGTGATTGATAATCCTCAACCCACAAAGTGCCGTAATAAACCAGCATAACGCCGTTGGTTGAATCGTACCAAAGCTGTCCATTTATTGGACTTAATGGTGCTGTGGCAGAAACAATGACGGAACCAGCCGCGCCGGTTGGACCCGTTGGGCCGGGAACAGTTGAAACTGCACCCGTTGGCCCGGTTGGACCCGTTGGTCCGGTGACTGTATTACCTTGTGCCCCCGTTGGACCCGTAGGCCCGGTTACGGTAGAAGCTGCCCCGGTCGGGCCGGTTGGACCGGTTGGACCTGTAACCGTATTGCCCTGTGCACCAGTTGAGCCGGTTGGACCAGTAATCCCTTGGATACCTTGGGGTCCGGTTGGTCCGGTAGGACCGGCAACGGTGGAAGCTGCGCCAGTTGGACCCGTGGGTCCGGTAATGGAATTACCCTGTGCACCTGTGGGTCCGGTAGGTCCAACCGCCCCAGTTGGGCCAAGTTGGGTATACATCACTTGGGAAGCAGTCAAAATGACGCCGGGCGTAATTGGAACCGTTGGTGATGTTTGTGAACCGGTGGTAGCAATAGAAATGGTGGTGTTAGACGCCGCCCATACCAATTCCAAATAGTCGCCAGCCGAAACTGTTAAAACATAATTGATGGCAGCAATTAAAGCGCCAGCACCACCATGTGCTGTACCGGGTACGTTGTAAATGGAATTGCTATCGGCAACATCTGTACCATTTTTACGCAACCAAACATCTACGTTATCGCCATTAGCGTCAGAATTTGCAAATTGAATGGAATACTGAACGTTATATGTGCCAGCATAAGTAAAAGTTAGTCTATTGCCAGAAGTAATGCTAACGCCATTTGATTCAAATGTATTGCCAACATTGATAACATAAGCAACCGTTGTGCTTGCTGCGGTTTGATTAGTGGCATCATAAAAACTGCCGTAATAACCCAACACACCACCAGCGCCGGTTGCGCCAGTGCTGCCCGTTGGTCCGGTTGGCCCGACATTGCCTTGCGCCCCCGTAGGGCCGGTTGGACCGGCCACTGTGGACGCCGCGCCAGTTGGCCCAGTGGGTCCGGTGGAACCAGTTGGTCCGGTGTTACCCTGAACGCCTTGTATACCTTGAATACCCTGCGGTCCTGTCGGGCCGACATTGCCTTGAATGCCTTGTGCGCCGGTTGGCCCAGTTGGACCAGTAATGCCTTGAATCCCCTGCGGTCCTGTTGGCCCAGTAGCGCCGGTAGGTCCTGTCGCACCAGTTAAACCAGTTGCCCCCGTGGGTCCCGTGGGTCCTGTATTACCTTGAATACCTTGTACGCCTTGGATGCCTTGGGGACCAGTAGGGCCGTCGTTACCTTGTGCACCTGTCGGTCCGGTAGGCCCAACCGAACCAGTGGGTCCAACAGCGCCAGTGCTGCCAGTTGGACCGGTGGGTCCAGTATTGCCAATTCCACCTTGCGCGCCTGTGGGTCCGGTTGGGCCGCTTGCGCCAGTTGTTCCGGTGGGACCCGTTGGGCCTTGCGAACCAGTTGGGCCAACAATTTGGCCAGCGTTGTACCATGCAGTGCCGTTCCAAATATACAAATCGCCATTAGACGAAATGATGTAGGCATCATCCACATTATTGCCAGTAGCTGGCAAATATGAAGGGTCTGGCAATGTGCCTTTGATGTTGATGGATGTACCTTGTGGACCAGTAGGGCCAACTTGCCCAATAGAACCGGTTGGACCGGTTGGGCCAGCAATACCTTGAATACCCTGTGCGCCTGTTGGCCCAGTGGGTCCCGTTAATCCAATAGCGCCGGTCGGTCCAGTAGGCCCAGTTACGCCTTGTATGCCTTGCGCCCCGGTTGGACCTGTTGGACCGGTATTTCCCTGAATACCTTGGATGCCTTGAATACCTTGTGGCCCAGTGGGTCCAACATTACCTTGGATGCCCTGCGAACCTGTTGGTCCCGTCGGGCCAGTATTTCCTTGAATGCCTTGCGCCCCAGTAGGCCCAGTATTGCCGATGCTACCTTGTGAACCCGTTGGTCCCGTTGGTCCAGTAACGCCTTGCGCCCCGGTTGGCCCTGTATTTCCTTGGATACCCTGAATGCCTTGAACACCTTGAGGACCAGTAGGGCCTTGAATGCCTTGATTACCTTGTGCGCCGGTAGGACCAGTAGGACCGACAACCGTAGAAGGTGCGCCGGTCGGACCTGTTGCGCCAGTAGGACCAGTTGGTCCTGTATTTCCAATATTGCCGGTAGGTCCGATAGGGCCTACAACACCACGGTCAATTCTTGCCTCAACACGCGGTTGCGGAACAACGGCCAAATTTACATTGTTGCCATCAATAACAGTTACAACTAAATTGCTCATAACACCACCACACCGTCAGAACGAACAATGAACAACAGAAAAATAATCATGTCGTCTGCGGGTGTTGGGCCGGATGCGGGAAACGAAACCTTCACACGGCCAGAATAACCAACGGGATTGTTCGCGTTGATTTCTAGTTCCGGGTCTGTGGCCATTAAACCCCATGCTGTCGAATCAATTACCAATGTGCAAGTGCCAGCAGTGGCATTGATGTTGGTAATGGTTAGCGTAATTGCGGCGGGTGTGGGAACGTAATCCGCAATGTCAAACGTCAAACCGTAGCGGGTGTCGTTTAGATTGGATAGTTCGCGCCGAACGATTTGTGCGTCAATCGTAGCGCCAGTTAAATTGACCGGCCCAACGTCATTGGTAAAAGATAAATTCCAATACGTCTGTTGGTCCCACACCAATTCGCCAGCAAGAATTGGGTTATCAAATCCACTGACTTGTGCCAGTGAATTTTTGTTAAAGATAGCCATGTTAGTTCCCTAAACTTAGTCAGAACATCCGTGATTCCCACGGGTAATGGTGTCTTGTCTTTTGCTAATTCTAAGCTGGTTTTGCTGCGTTGTCACGGGCATTTGCCGTTTGAACGTACAAACTATATAACGCTTGGTAAAGTTGGGCGTGTGTCATTGTCTGCCCAGTGGGGTTGTCCGTTGTCAAATCCAAAATTGGAAATGTAGCGTCGGCAGAATACGACAAGCTGCAATAGCCGCAACCCATCAACATTTTCCCACTGTTTAGGTTTAAAACCTTTTCTTCTTTGAAGATGATTTCGGGCGTTTGGCCCAAAACATTGTTAATAACAGCAGAAAAACACCGCTGATATTCAGTGCCGGTAACGTCGATTTCGTTGTAATTTGCCATGCTTGTTCCTTAAACGACTAGAACCCAACTTGTTCCGTTGCAGAAATATAGATGATTGTTGTAAACGCACATACCGCCCGTAAGAATCCCGGATGGCAAACTTGGCAGCGGGTCTATATATAGCGTTCCCCGCGCTGTGCTTCCATAGAATTCACCGCCAAAACCGCCGGATGAATTGCCGTAAATGCCGCAACCATTGTTTGTACCGCTGCCAGTATTGATGCCTTTTACCGCCGGGGTATTAGAAACAGTATCAAAGCTGGCCGCCGGTGTTCCAGTGTAATTGGAAGCATAAACTTGCCCAGTATTGGCATTAAACCCCATTGTGACGCTGCCGCTGGTGTTGTAGCCAATCAATGCTTGCGCGTAAGACGGGCCGCCCATAACCAACCGCGCACCGGATGTACCGGTTTGAATCACGCCACCTGTCACCGTAATGGCCGAACCATCCCATGTAAAACTGGTGGTGGTATTGCCAATCGACAATTTATAAGTGGATGAACTGTAACCCAGAAAAAAACCAGTTCCGGTGTTGTAGCCGGTTTGCCCACCTTGGATGTTGCCGGTTGAACTAACGGTTAGCGTATCTTGAACAGTCAATGCGCCGGTGTTTACCGTGATGGCCGACAATGTGCCGACTTTTAAGCTGCTGATGTATGGCGCGGACCAAGTGGTGGTGCTGCCGTTATAAATACCGTCGGATTGATATAACGAATTGTTGCTGCTAGGGTTAGGGTCTGTGGAATACCACGTCACGTTAAAAGACGCGCCCCACACCGCGCTGGCTTGTGTGCCAGTGGGAACGTTGTTACCAGAAACCGTTACCGTTCCGGCCACTGGCGTCGGGTTACCAGCAATCCGCGCATACATCACGGAAGCCGACGAACCAGCCGAACCATTTGTACCGGAATAACCAGCGGCCAAGATGCTGGCGGTGGACCAGTTGATGGTGGAAGTTGTAGCAGTGGCCACATCCGTTAAATTCACCGTTGCTGCCCAAAGCGTATATCCGGCAGATGGGGATGTGGTGATGGTGGTGGACCAACCAGACGGAACTGGGGTAAATGAACTGCTGGACCATGTGTAAGTGGATGTTCCAGTTGGGCCGGATGGAATTGTTGCCGCCCATTGGTAAACAGTTGGCCTTGCGTTTTGAACGCCATTTGCCCCATTCTGATTGGCGTTGCTGATTGAATAACCGCTTGCCCAACTAACGCTAGTTGTAGTGGCCGATGAAACATCAGACACCGCAGTGGATGCAACCCACAATTGCAGCAAGGGCGTTCCGGGATTAGCTGGTGGGCTAGTGGACCAACCGCCGCCGCCGGTGTAAGAACTATTTGCGCCAGTGGCCCATGTGTAAACCGATGTGCCGGATGGGTTAGTTGGTGTGGTCGTACTCCACTGATAAAGATTTGCCGTTGCGTATTTATTAGTTTGAACCACTATCGGCATGGTTACGGATTTAACAATCGGCGACGTTAAATTGGTTCCGCTAACGCTAAGTTGCGCCACCACGCTAGTGGCCGCAGCAGTTGGCGTAATAGTAACCGATGCCAAAGTGCTAGATGTTGGCGTTGCGCCTGTAATAGTCCATGCGTATGTTGGCGATGTAATATTTTGTGTTAATGCACTTAATGTGGCCGTTGATGGCGTATAAACATTAGTTGAAGTTTTTGTAAAGCCGGTATATCCAGAAATGTCCACAAATGGACCAACAGCGCCAGCCGGATTCCATGCAAAACTTGTCGACATTGGCGAAAGAATAGACGCACTATTATTATTTAAAACCATGTAGGCAAAATAATAGGTAGCACTGGGCAAACTAACATCAGTAAAAGTCACCGTTGTAGATGGCGAAAATGGCAAAGAATTAGATGAAGTTTGCGAACCCCACAAAATCCATTGTGTAGGCGTTGGACTAGCATACGTTGTATAAAACAACATGACTTCCGTCACTTGTCCAGAAACCGGAATGGTGCACGCGACATTAAAAGTCGGAATCGTAGAAGATGGACTACTGCTAGAAACCGTTGGCGCAACTAAAGTTGAAAAGTATTGCGGATTTGCCAAGCCGCTATTTGGCGTTGGTTGAAATTGCGTAATGTTGGAAGTGGCATACACCGATGGGTTATAGGCATTCATTTGGAATGAAGCCGACAAAGAACCATCGGGTTGAGCCATTTCTTTTACTTGCGTTACACGGAATTGTTGGTTTGTCCATCCATAATTGGCATTTGTAACCGTCACCACATCGCCAGCTTGCACTTGAATGCCAGCATAAGTGGATTCAAAACTAACAATTAAATCTTGGCGGTTTTGTTCCAGTACCCGGTTGGCAAGGTATTGCGCCGTTACGCTTGAGTTAATCAAATCATACGAAACGGTGTATTTGTTAACCGGTTCGTTGGGGTACAACAAGCCGCTAGGTGTTTGCAAGTTCACATATCCGGGTTGGTCGCGGTTCGTGGCATCATTAAATTTAGATTCAACTTGGTTAACTTGTTGCGTAATGTCCAATGCGCCAACAGCAATAGCGCCAATTATGTTGGTATCGTCAAAGCTAAAAGTAGGCGAAATGGATTTGTTGATGACAACGGACCACAAACCGGTTGCAGAGTTATACGCTTGCCACGAATCGCAGCAAGTCATCATGATGTCCACATTGTTTAGGATAGTTTGGCCGGTATCCAAAACGCCGTTAAACCGATAGCGCGGAATTGTTTGTGTTGCGCCGTTGTAATCTGTGTAAGAAATAAGTTCGTTGGAATAGGCATTTAAAGCCGTAGCTGATGCAGAATCAACTTGCGATGTTGGAACCGCGCCACCATAAACTGTATTTGTTAAATAGTCATACCAAACGTCGCCGGGTATAGCGTAGCCGGTACTGTTTAAATAATGACTAACGTGAAACGTAATTGGTTGCAGACTGACAGTTCCAGCAGAATTAGCGTTGTAAACCAAAGTGACAATGGCAAACGCTGTGCCGTTCATTTGGCGATTGCCAGCAACCCATTGTTGGCCAGACGGCACACCGTTGGCGGTAGACATAATGACATCAGGGCCACTTGCCGTATTGACGCCAGAAATAGTGCCTGTTGCGCTGGAAATGTAGCAAGCAATGTAAAGGTGTCCGCTAATAGATGTATCAACGTTACCCGCTTGGTCCGTCAAACTAACAACTTTTGTTCTGTCTGTGGAATCAAATGTTATTAGACGGTCTTGGTAATAAAACTTGGTTAAATCATAACTAAACTGTCCGTTGGGCGAAATGCAAGAAATCGCCATAACGTAAAACATCTTGGATTGATCGGTTGTCAAAACCGCATCGACGAACCGGCCACCCGTGTACGCATCACCATAAACCAATGGAATGCCAGCGGTTGGGTCTGGCGGTACTTGTTGCCTGATATTGTTTTGTTGTGATTGCGGAACGTTAGGCGCAAAGATGCGGGAAACAATCATCGACACCGCAAAGGTAGCGGCCATTTGGTAAGCCAGCGACAAACCATCCGTCAAAATTGCAGTGGCTACAACCGCCGCAAGACTTAACAATGACGCAAAAAAACCGCCGATTTTTAGTCCCATTTTTAATTTCCAAACTTAACAAGTTGCGCCGGGATGGTATTTGTCGAACCAATTACCTTGGATGTGCTGCCAGTGCTGGCGACATTGCCAAAGTTGAAATAAGTGGAAGCAATAGCCGGTACGCGGTCCATCGATGTATCGTTAGGATACAAAAAGCGCCAGCTTGATGGATTGGTTTTTATGCCAGCGATTCGGCTATCCAAAACTAGGCGCATGGATGCCGACGACATAATGCAAGTGGCAACCCGTTCGCGCAAATTGGTATCAAAGTTTTCTGTGATATTGATGTTGTTAATGATGCCGTTGTAACGCTGGAAAAATTGTAAGACGCCGCCAATCGTCAAAATTTGATTGTTGGAATCTGTAAAACCGCGCCAAATAGTTAACTGCGAACCTTTGATGTTTGCGCTAAGAATTAAAGAAATGTTAGTTGGATTCAGCCCAGTAATGGTTAATTTCACATCGGTGCTTGTGGCTTTCATGTCCGATTGGATTTCGGAAATGCCCATGTATGACCCCATGCCAACAAAGGTTGTCCCATTCACGGTAATGGGTGCTGGTGCATTGCAAAACGTATCGTTTAAAGACGGGTTTGTCAGTTGGACAAATTCAATATACCGAATCGCATTGGAATTTAGCGCCGCAATGTTGGTTGTCATTTTTTATCCTGTTACATATTCGCGGAAAACAAACGGGCCGGACCATTCCACAAACGCGCCGTTAGTCATGGGCGTTAGCGAATAAGTTGGGCATTGTTCGGCCACCACGTTAAAAGTGCAAGCATTGCCAACATAAACTGTTGTGCCGGATGTGGGCGAACCAATCAACGGGCGATGAATGCCAACCGATGCACCAGTGGAATCAGCCGTTATTTTGTAGCTGTATCCGTTAATCATGATGAAATCACCAGCTTTAAATGTGCCGTTGGAATTCAGCGCCAGCGTTTGCGTGTTGGCCGCTGGTGTGCCGTTTAAGGTGGCAGCGGTGGCCGTTCCGCCCATGACGGTGAACCAAGACAACAAAGACGAATTGAAAATGATGGTTTCCGGCAATTGGCGGTCCAAGTTATCAATCCCTTGGATGATGTCGCGCACTTGCGGGTAATACAAAAAATTGTGCGGAATCACGGTAAAAACCCACGGAACCGCTGTCAGGTATTGCGCGGTTGTCATGTAACCTGCGCGTGTGACTTGTTGCCCAACCATACGACGGTTGTTCACCGTCATCTTTTGTTGAATTTCAAAAATGTTTTGAAAAGCCATTACGTTCTCGCCCGGTTAGTTGCCAAATTCTTGGTGGCGTATTGATTAGCCGCCCAAATTGCCTGTGAACTGCCATAGAGCCGTTGTTCAAACGATTGGGTATCAATGGCTTGGATGTAATTGTTTGTGACGTTGTTCGTTGTTGTAGCGCCCATGCCGCCAAGTTTGCTGTTCGGAATAATTGTTCCAGCAGTCTTGGGGACAAACAGTTCCGGGCCTTTTTCACCCACCATTGATACTTGCCCAGTTGGTGGGTCGCCACCTTCCGCAAACGCTGGCAATGGCGAATTAAAGAAACTTCCGACGCTACCGGCCAAGCTGGAAAAGCTGAAACCGCTAACCGCTTTTGCAATCTGCGCCTTAATTTGGATTTGCAAAATGTCTTGAATGATGCTTTGGGCCAGCGACTTAAAGTTAATTTTGCCGGTGCTTACAAACTTTTCTAATGCGGATGAAATGCTATCAAATGCGCGTGTTCCGACATTTGCCATTGTTTGGGAACTTTCTTTGTATTGGGCAAATGCTTTGTCCCAACCAAACATGAAACTTTCTTGCAGCTTTTGATTGGCCGCAACAGCTTCTTGACTTTTGGCCACCATTACCGAATAAACGTCTTGGATTTTTGCGCGTTGTTCTTCCAAAACTTTAATTAACGCTTTTCCAGATTCCGTGGTTTTGTCCACGCCGGATTCGCGTTTATCAATGTCATCTAACGCTTTGTTTCTGGCTTCAACGACTTTCATCAATTCGTCGGCCATTTCTTTCTGGTTCTTGGTTGCATTGTTATCTTGCAACTTAGTAGTCAAAATTAACAAACTTGTATCAGCTTGTTTTTGATAAAGCGCGGCCAATTCTTTTGCCGAATCAACCAATTTTTGATTGGATGGAATAATGTTTCGGTTTACATCTTCAACAGGTTTCTTTTCTGGTTTCTTTTGATTTTCTGGACCAATTTTAAAAATTTTGTTTTGGAATTCAACATCTTCTTGCAGCCGGGTTTTGATGCTGTCCGTCATCACCGTAAAGTCTTTGGCAATGTCTTTAAAGTTAAGGGTAAACGCATCCTTAACCGCAGAACCCAAAAACTTTGCCATGTCCACTACTGTCATTACAGAAGTGACAAAACCTTTAATCAACACGGCCACAATGTCAGCGCCAGCAGATAACAAATCAAAAAAGAATTTAAGCGCCGTTCCGTCTTTGTGTAACACCTCATAAAGTTCTAGCAATTGCGGAATCACCGCATTGGTAAAACTTAAACTAAATTGTTTGCTTGCCGCTTCCAGCTTCAAAGACAATTCATGCGCTTTTTCAACCGCTTCTGAATACTTGTCCATTGAGCCTTTGCCTTCTTCAAGGTCATGGGCCAAACCAGCAATATCAACGCCTTTAATTCCTTTGCCCAATGTTTGCATTGCCAAACCATTACGTTCGGCAGCGTCTTTCATTTTCGCTAAACCATTGATGGTTTTTTCAAACAAATCTTGCGTGGATAAATGGGCAAGGTCTTGCAAAGAAACGCCAAGACGGGCAAATGATTCTTGCGCTCTGGCATTGCCTTGGGCAGCAGCTTCAATTTTTTGACTAAAACCAGAATAAATTTTGCCGGTGTTTTCGGCATCGCCGCCGTTTTCTTCAAGGGCTTTGGATAATTCCAAGACAGAAGCCACGGCCACATCGTTGGCTTTTGCAGTTGTAACGATGGTATTGGCATATTCCATCGCTTGCTTTGCCAGTTCAACAAATGCAGTGACTTCAAGAATCTTAACAAGACTCTCTTTTAACTCCATCGTGGATTCTTTGGCTTCCGAAATGCCTTTTTGGAATTCGGTGGTATCTAGCCCCAATTGTGCGCCAAGACCTGCGACGACGTTTGCCATTTATTTACCCTCAAAAAGATGGACCGGGGCGTTCGGACTCATCATCGCAAACGCTATCAGCTTGTCGGATACCAATGACTTTTTGGTTTCCGGGTCTAATGGCGGGTAGATGTAGTCATAAGCCTTGCCGATTATATCTTCCAGCTTGTACGCCGGTGTGCCTTTCGACAACATCTTGTTAAATTGTCCGGCAGTCAATGCGCCAAGAACTTCCAAGACGCCTTGATTGCCTATTAGCCCATCCGCATACATCACACAAATGTCGGTAAACGTGGCTTCGTCCACTGTATCAGGGTCGGTTCCGTGTGCTGTCAAATATGCTTTAACTTGACGCCGGACCGACCCAATTATTTTCCCCGTGTGCTGGCGTAGCCGGGCGCAATCGTTTTGTTGATTTCTTCCAATAATTCAAGCTGCACCGAAAACGGGAATAGTTCGTCGATTTCTTCGTACGTCACGGTAGACATATCAAAATCTTTGTTTTCGGGAACTAGCAAACGCACCATTTCAGTGATGCGGTTTTCCGTTTGCGCCTTGTTTCGGGCAGTGACTTTTAGGGATGTTCCTTTGACCAGAATGTCATCATCTTGGTATACAACGTCTGCATCGTCTGCGTAGCGTTCTTTGTTATCAATAAAATCTTTTGATAAATCGACATAGTATTTTTCCACCTTTTCTTCGTCAATGATTTTGACGCGTTCAAACATGGCGTCTGTTTCTGCGGTTAAAGGGACTTTGACTTTGAACGTATGGCCATTCAACACAAACGAACGAATCCGTAATGTGTCTTTGTCAAACGCGCTGCCAAATGCTGCGGATAGTTTTGTCATGTCTTAGGTACTTTCATTGTTTTGGAACGATATTTTTCTAGTGCTGCGCCTAGATTTGTGCCAAGTTCATTGGTAACTTGTGATGCATTATTTTCTAAAGCCGGTCGCATATAGGGCATACCTTCGCCTTTTAGCCATCGCGCTGTACCGAATTCGATGGCATAGGCGCGCGCATCACTATGGGCGTTTTGTTTTTCACCAGTTTGCACATTTTTAAACTTTTTAGTAAAAAACTTTGTGCGGTTGCCTTCTGCATCGGGGACAAATTTAGTTCCGGGCGCAACAGTTACGCGCGAAATCATAATCATGGTGGGCGTCGTATATGCCGAATGCTTATCTTTGGAAGTCGGTTTACGCGCTTCAATCTGCAAGGATTGAATCAATTGTCCGGTGTCTACATTGCGTTCTAGATTAGCGCGAGCCGCTTGCAACACGGGTTTCATGGCCGCGCGTGTAGCGTTGCGTAAAATTTTCTTGGTGTCTTTTTCGCCAAAATCTTCGGTGATTTCATCTAGCAAGTTTTGAAAGTCTTGGAAACCTTCCCACTTGATAGTAAAACCTTTACCGGATTTTGTTTCGTCAGCCATGTGTTTTGCCCATGATGATTTTTTGGAAGATTGTATTGTTCAATCTAACCACATAATCCACCACTTGTTCTGGCGTCATTTCTGGCGCATGACGTTGTGCTAGTTCATAGCACAAGTCAATGCCAGTAATTTTTTGCTCTGAAAAACCAAACCAGTCTTTTTTACCCGAACCGGATTGGTCAATCAGAAATCGCAATAAGTCTTTGTTGTTTTGTATTGTTGTCATGTTATTAGGTATTGTGGGACCAGCCGTATTGATTGCCACGGGGATGTATGCTGAAGATTACTTTGCCTTCAGATTTCGTCATCATTTCCACGCGATATTCAGAAACGCGGCCATTGAACGCGTAGGCGATTGTGTTAGTGCCATCATAGGCAGCAATCACAAAAGTGCGGTCAATCGTGCCGTTGTACGCGTCAGCTTGAATAATTGCCAAACCAGCGTCGGAAGGGTTCCAAGGTGCTGTAATTGTCAATGATGTGGGCTTGGATTGCGTAGGGATGATGTCCGATTGACGCGAACCAGCAATAGCGAAATTTACGCTTGCATCGTCTTGGCCAAATGCGGGGATGTCTTCAACGTTCAATTGTTGGCCGCTTGAACCAGTGCCGCCAGCGGATGTGCCAACGATGGTAGCAACTTCACCTGTCCATGTAGCCAAGAACGTATTAGTCAAAGGTGTGGGCGTTGCGCCGGTTTGACACCACAACGACGCCTGAAAACCGGCAAGAACTTTATTTGGTATAGCCATGATAGAACCTCAATAAAAAGTTAAAAAAGTCTTGTCTTATCAGCAGGGGATGTCCATTCGGCAATCCAGCACAATTTGATTCAATTTTACAGAATCGTCGTATGTATTGTATAGCATGGTTGCGTCTAACTTAGCAACATAAATTCCAGCAAAGCCGCCTTTAGCGCCAAAGAAACCAGAATATCCATGCAGGGCTTGCAGGATTTGATTCGTCATGCTAAAGCAATTGCCCATATCAGACGCAAAAACGGATACTTGGAATACCGGTGTATCAATGCCTTTGTTGTTCTGATTTTGGCCGGTATAAACCGGTTGATGGACATTTCGCAATTGCCAAACCAAGAATTGCGTTTGTTCCGCAAAGTTGCGGTTGAAGTTGGCATAAACCGGAACTGGCGACACGGTGGCCGACAATTGGTTTTGAATGGCTTGCGCGTAGGTAAGGACGTTTTGTTGTGTCATACGCTGGTAATCGGGTCGTTGCGATAACAAACAAAAGTAACATTCATCCGGTCATTTGACTCCAGCACATCCAAGATTTTGTAATCTTTATTGCGCCAGTTCACCGAATACTGAAATTGGTTCAAAGACACATTCAAAGTATTGGGTGTGAAGTTCAAAACAAACCGAACTTGTTTGGTGTATGCCCGGTCATCTTTAGCCGCAAGCATAGAATCACGGACATCTTGCACCAGTGCGCGGGTTTGAAACGCCAAAGTAATCGTTGTGGTCTGTTGCCCGATAGAATCGACGCCAGCAGTTACACGGTTTACATTGATGTTCTCATAACGCGCTATTGCCATTACATCACCAGTGGTTTATAGGGCCGCAACAGCGCGGCCACACCGAATGGAATTTCATTCAGTTTGGTTAGTGTCGTATTAGAACGGTTGTTGTAAAGGTGCGTTAGCAGCAACAAACCAGCTTGTTGAATCACCGGATAGTACGCCAAAGGATTTGCGCCTTGCGTGTAATCCACCACAATCGGGTTAGTGATGTTTTGGTTAACTTCGTTCGGGATGCCATTAGCGATTACTTTGTTTCCCGTTGGGTCATAAAAGTAACTACCAACCGGCAGCAATTGGAATACTGGCGGTGTGCTGGCGTCCCAATAGCCCACGGAATTGATAATTACCCCACCAGTGCCTTGCGTAACTTCGGGCAAATCCAAGTTAACGGATGTGCCAGACATTCCGTTAAACGCGCCGTAATAGACTTTGTAGCGCGTTGGGAAAATCGCCATACCCAAGAAATCTTCAATTGCCATGCGTGTGGCAAGTTCCAAGCCTTCCAAATAGGTATCTTGGGATTCATCACCAAACAAATTTAATTGTTGGGTAATTTGGTCCAGCGTAAGCCAGTTAGTCGCCAAGTCACGCGAAACTTGTTCAACCTTTTCATAGCTGAATGGGTTGCGCGATGTGCCCAAATATGGGCCATTGGTGTAACTATCTAATGGCATTTGTTAGCCTTTAGGTTGCGATGCGGATGCCAGCGAAAACGTCGCGGATGGTGCTGCAAAGCCGCTTTTCAGCAAACAGTGTCAGGTAGCCGGGCGCGGTTTGTTCAAACCATTGGAACGACATTTCTTCATGGTCTGCAATCGTGTAGAAATTTTGCCATGCCGCCAAATAGATGGGGAATTTACCAGCGCCGATTTGGTCCATGTAAGGATTTGCAATCACGGGATGGCCAAAAATGTTGCCAACCGCAAAACCTTCTTTAGAACCCAATTCCAAGAACTGGGGCATACCTTGGTTGTCTTTCAACTCACGCAAGAATGCGATGGTGTTGGGGTGCATTACCCAAGCCGTGGTTGGCAGGTTGTAATACTGTGGGGGCAAGGCAGCGTTTGCAGCGGCCATGTCGTTATAAACCAATGTGCCACTAGTGGCCGATGCCACTTGCAGCATGGTGTGCAAACCATTAGTAGGGCCAGAACCGTTTGAACCGAACGCTGCTGCGCTGGTAGAACCGGGGTAATAGTTTAGGCCGCGCAAGCCGGATGTGCCGCCATAGGTGGTTGTAGTGGTTCCAGATTGGTCATTGTTCAACCACTGGGAATAAGATTCTTGTTGCGCGAATTCCAAGCCAATGTCAGTTAGCAAGGTTTCGTTTAAGTAGTTAATGTCGGACAAAACCGCAGTGCGGACGGGTACTTGAGCCGCAACAACTTGAACCGGCAATTGCCAGAATGATGTGGCGGTGTTAGGTGTGCCAACGTTAGGCGTGAAGGTGTAGCCCCAAGGATTGGTTGGATTGGTTACGTTACCAGTTTTAACCACAAACGCTTGGTCTGAACCAATAGTTGTAATTTCACGAACACCAGCAGTTCGCAAAGGATTGGCATAGCGTAAGGCAGCAAAGGCATCGTCATAGATAACACGACCGCCGACACCAGAACCCGACCCGGTAATGCCAGACGCTTCGTTTAGGTTTACCGTTACCCGTTCTTCCTTTTTCAAGGATTTTCGGATTGCTTCGAGAATATGTTGTTTGGCGGTCATGTTAATCCCAAAAAAAAGTTGTTAAAAAAGTGGGGCATTAAGCCCCACCGTTTTATCAGGTCGCAGTCGCGGTTGAACGATA